TTCATCATTTATAACAGGTAAATGATGCAGTGTATAGAGGGTTTCTAATAGCTTTACCATCAAGGATGGTTGAAACAATCCCTCATAATATAATTTTGAGAGGGATGTTCCATGAATGTATTCCAGCAGAATGGAATGGTTATTTTCACATACATAGAATTTAGGAAAATACGGTTGCAACGCAGTCTGTTTTTGAATTTGCTGATAATAATAAATTTCCCCAGATAAATCTACGCCTTTCTTCCTTATTTGATGTTTATTAATTCTCATAATCGTATTGTATTGATTGGTTTTATCAAAGTTCATTAAAAACGTGTTCTCTATATCATAAAATCCCATGTGTTCAATCATTGAAATATCATAAGTATTAAACGCTTTGTCATCTATATAGAGATCCCCATAAGGTTTTCCAAAATATATTTCGTCAAAATCAACACCCATTCGTTTTAATTGATTTATGGTTTCAACGCCTATATCCTTAATAATTTTTCCCACATTATTTTGATGTGTGAGCATTTTACGAGCTGTATGAACAATAACTTCATGCCCCTTATCTTTTAGATATTGAATAAACTGTATGATATGATTGTTTGGTTGAACTGTTGTATAGTCTTTATATATATGGGGATACGTTACAATGGTATTATCCAAATCAAATACAACTCTTAATTTCTTGGTTTTGAAAATCTCCTTATTCATTTTAATATCTTTAGGGGTTCCAATAGAGAAAATATTGGCCAGATAATGCGCATAGATCTGTTCTCCATCATCCATTAATGATTTCATAACTTTTGATAAATAGGGTTCATCGGTTTGATTTTCCATTACAATTTTCTTACATGCGTCTATACATAACCTAGCTGAACGAAATCCATAGCCTCCCATACAAATGTGGTTTGAAATAGGATTCCGTTCTTGAATATCTATAATTTTATCTTGTTCAATGGTTACAAATGAATAATGGGATAATTGCGTTTTGTTACTGGTGCAAAGAATAAAATTTTGTTGGTTTGGTAGGGAAGAAAGTGATAATCCTTCATAGATATTATCATTGTCCAGCACACAGATGGGTTCATCTAAAAAAGAGGGATTCTCTCTGATCCATTTATTTAATCCAATATACAGGGTCTCTGCCGCCCCTCTGGTTTGAAAATCAATAGGAATAAAGTCAAATATAATATCCTTAAATGTATTCAATAAATAGGCACTAAACCCGTAGTGATCCAAGTCATGATTGTAGAAAATAGTTAGCTGAGATATAGAGAGTGTAGATAATACATGTTCAATCATTGGGCGACCATAAATAAGGTTCATAGGTTTTGGAAACAAAGAATCAAACCTTGTCCCTGCGCCTCCACATAACACTATTACTTTCATTAGGATTGTTTATAAGTAACCTTCTTAAATCATGGTTTAAAGCTGGTATAAGATACAATAGATTAGTATCAATGAGAATAGCCTTGTGTTTATTTGGGCTCCCTAAATACTCTGAATATATATTAAATACATTGAAAAAGAATGTGTTAGATCTCTATGATGTAGATATCTATGGTCATTTTTGGTGGTCAGAAGATATGATCGGTGAATTTAAGCATCGGTCTTGTTACGATACATGGGATTCTAATACAATTGAGAAATTAAAGGAAACCCTATCGTTTAAAAAACTCCTATTAGAACCACAACGATTGTTTGATTTGTCTGGTTATTCATTTACAACGTTAGAGCCTGACCTAAAAGCCGCTTTGACCAGTAAGGTTTGTAAAGACATTATTTTCTCAAACAAAAGCAAATGGGATAGCACTTATAAATCGTATGGATTAATAGATTCGCCAGAGGACTATGATTTTATTATTATTACTCGGTTGGATGTAGATTATGATTGTCCATTGGATGTAGCTAAATTATCTAAGGATATTCTATATCTCCAAGATGGTTATCGTTCTGGAGCGGATCGTAAATATTCAGACCATTTTGCAATTGGTTCTCCAGCAATGATCTACCATTATGCAAATATTTGCAAATATACAGATACATATCATACAAATGGTTTAACGCATTTGCACAAACATTTTGAGAAATTAATGAATACGGATATTAAGGTTCCTCATGAAGTTATTTCATTAGGAGTTTGGTATCTACATCCTTCGTTGTTTAAACAAATGAGAAATAGAATTCATTTTACCAATGAAAAATATGTGTGAAATGGTTTAAACGTTTTTGTTTAAACTAATAAAATGAGAGTAGCTGTATGTATATCAGGCCAATTAAGATTTGTTGAAAAAACGTACCCTCATATATATCAACACGTGATTTTACCAAATAATGCAGATGTATTTGTCCATGCATGGTATGATGAACGAAAGTTAATGACAGAATGTATTGACCCTACTAGAAATCGTGCATTGGAACCAACTATCCGAGAAAAAGTAATAGAACTCTATAAACCAAAGAAAGCATTCTTTGAACCGCCCAGAGACTTCTCTAAATCGTATAGCAATGTAAAAGTGCCTATGTCTTGGATAACCGCGGTAAAGGGTGGTTCCCTAGAACAATCTAAGAACCATATCGTATATTCCGCTTACAGTATGTGGTATAGTATATATAAATGCAATGAACTAAAAGAAGAATATGCTCAGGAACACGGTATTCATTATGATTATGTCATTCGTATGCGTTTTGATGCATATCCAACGGCGCCTATATATGTAGAACAATTACAAAAAGATATGCTCTATTATGTATATAATCATCAAGGTGATAATATGATATGTGACTTATTGAATATAGGCAGCAATAGTATTATGAATATTTATGCGTCTATCTTTTTATATATTGAATATTTAAATTCAACCCATTTTTATCCAAAAACTGCCAGACAACCCATTAACTTTAGAGGGGACAACGAGTGTATTTGGGGAAACGAATATTTAATTCGTGATTTAATGCAACTATTAAACATACCATGTAGGGTTATGATGGTTCCTATTCGGATTCAATATGAATAGCTAAATAATTACAGCCTTGAAATTGTTGAATACGATAACCTTCTTCTTTGAGTATTTCAAGCGGCGTTTCAATCGCCCAAGAATATAAATTTAGTTCTTTCGTAATATGTTGATTTAGATGCTTGTCTGAATGTTCAAACATAATTATGGGTTTATATTTACGTATTGTATCCATTGCTCCTAATAATACAAGAGACTCACACCCTTCTACGTCCATTTTCATGTAATCACATCCGTTCAAATTTAAATCGTCTATGCGAATCATTTCTATCTCCTCTCCATTAGTACCGATCGTCATACCGCCGTAGTTAAATAATTTATTTGTCTCATAATCTATTTTTAAATCATATCCATCGTATAATGTATCTGCCATATGACACGTTCTATTTTTATGTCCTACGGCTTTATTAAACGTTTGTATATTTGTTAGGTGATTGATATCTATATTTTTATTTAGAATAGAATAAAGAACACTTTGTGGTTCAAATGTCAAAATAGAGCTATTGGGAAGATATGTTGAATACAATATAGAATGTGAACCGATATGCCCACCAATGTCTAATAGAATATGATTCTCCTTAGGTTTATACTGTTTAATGGTGGGAAGAATCGTTTTCATAATAAAATCCTCTTCATATACACAACCTTTTTCTAAATGATTTACAAACTCAACGTCATTAGGTAAAGAATAAAAAGAACCGTGAGGTGTGTTATACAAGTTTAGGTTCATAATGATATAACTTTAACTCTCTTTAATTAAATTATTTGGAAGTGGGTAATTCCACTTCTACGAAGATTCCAATAATCGCAATGGCATAAGAAATGGCTATAATAATACACTGATTGTGTTCAAAATTATGCATAATGGTTTTCATACCAAGGTCTCGTAAGATAAGTGAAATCGTATAGGATATTTTATTACTGTAAAAAGATACCATATTGTTTGATACATAGGTTCCTAGGTCGTCGCCAAAGAATGCTTGAAAAATGGTCATAAAGACTTCATCTTGAAGGAATTCTTCAACCTTATTTACGAGAGGCTCCTTTTTAGAGAGCGAATGATAGTTGCGATGATAACGAATCGCCTTATAGACTATTCTACGAGCAACGGGGATCTGGATGATTTTTTTCTTCGTTTCTTTCTCAAAACGTTTGTATTTATAAAGAAACCTTCGTGATGCCATTAACATTGTGTTTGAATATGGATGTGGATATGGATGTTTGGGAACAACTATTCTTACTAGTAGCTAAGATTTATTTTTTCATTTTTTAAACTAATACTGATCTGCGAAGTAATGAGGGGCATCCGTTTTATAAACTGTGGCTGTAAATTCACGTCCCTGGTAAATCTCTACACTGATCTTGTCGCCATTACTGATCTCTTTGCAACCAACATCATCTTCGCAATCACGGTTATCAAACTGGAGAGGAATGCGCATCATGTTGTTCTTATCGGTCGCTGTGTAATATTGCCAGCGATCACTACGATTGTATAGTTTGCGACCGAACAGGGGTAGAATGATAGGCTCCTTATCGGTTTGGTTAGATGTTAGCATACCAATTTGCTGATAATCAGAACTGGTGTATTTCGGTAAATTTTTAGGATAATAAGGAGAGCTATCCTTTGTAGCGGCCTTATCAATGACAATCACTTGGGGTTGGGGTTGTGTAGAAATCATTTGAGGTTCAGAGCGATTCTGTAAGAGAACAAGCACTAGCATTAAAATCATTAGGAACAATACGAAGGATAGAATCATCCATTGGTTATTGAACAGAGACCAAGAACGTTTTATAGCCATTTAACTTACGATGAGAAAATAAAAAATGATTGGGTATTTTTATTTTTAATTATAAACGAATACAATGGATGCTCTTATTTGTGCGTGCGAACAAATGACTATTTGCACAGAATGGGTCAATAATACCAAATGGGATCTCTATTGTATGACCCATTCCTCTGACGATGAGCTACATGTATATAGCAATTCTTATATCCCTGCGGGTGAATTCATTGGGGATATTATTGGAGAGCAAAAATATTCATGGGAAGTATTTCCAAATAAATATATTTATTACATTGACGAGGACTATGCATTGGATTGTAGTCAAACACCAAGGTGTATTACATCAATGGTTCAAGAAGGATTCTACGATGGATTTGCCTCTAATTGTAAATGCTTAAAATATGTAGGCGATGATGAAATTAAAGTGGGTCTCTATGCTCTGGTAAATATCTATCCGCAACAAAAATTGATTTACTCGTCTATCTATAATCTAATATCTTGAGATGGCGGCGGCAGCTGTAGCGGTGTGCCTACTACAGTTGCCCAACAATGTGCTGTATGATATTATGCATCGGCTGCCAGGGAGTGATTTGGTGTCAGTTAAAATGACCTCTCCACAATTGTCCCCATATATAGAAAATCTATTGGAAAAAATCTACAGAGAAGAAATCGCGACAAAATTACTGGAATCCTTAAATCGTATAAAATTAACTCGCGGGTATTCACGGGCGCGCTGTTTGATTGGAGTGAATTTGATTACATCCGAATCGGACCCATGTGTAGTAGAGATTCGTAGTATATGTCAGCTCATTTTAACTAACTTTCCAATGTTCATATCCAATGAATACCGGTATATCCATAATCTAAGAAATAGCATTGAGCTACTGGTCACAAAAATGAATAACTATACAAACCCATATATTACTTATAAATCTCTATTGGATACTATATCCGACGGTAAAATACACAGCATTATGGCGGATATAGTGAATGTATTACAAAAACTTATGGCGCGCCTATAGATCAAACTCACGGCATTCTTGTGCATCTGGATCCAGGCTGCAATAGTCATCTAGTGAATCCTTGGTAACGCGACTTTTCTCTTCTTGCTTTAGGTAGTACAGCCAAAGTTCATGCACAATATCCCATTTTGCAATCGCATCTTTTTCATCACCGGAACGCACTCCTTCTTGTGCCTCTAGGATTGCTTTTGTGATATCTTCGGAAGTGATATAGTTTTCAACGGTATTTTTGGGGGTTACGGTTACAGGGCGATACAGTCGCGCATATACATCTTTGTTGTAGGAACCAATACGATAACGATAAAAATTGACATTTTTAGGTTTTACGGTTCTTAGCAAAGCAGTTCCTTTCTGAGGCACAATCGCGAACATCTATCTCTACTTATAAAGTAATATTATACTTAAATGGATTTTCCCAAGGTCATTGTCATTACGGCGACAACTGGAAACCCGCATTTGACGAAGTGCCTTCAGAGCATCCAGGCTCAGACCTATCCGAATATAGAGCACATTCTCGTATGTGATGGGCAACAGTTTGAAGCAAAGGTGAATGTGATTATGTCGGCGATTGGGGGTGGGCGTGCGGTGCCTATTACGAAAATGGTGATTCCATGGAATTCTGGTGCCAATCGTTATGTATGCCATAAAATATATGCTAGCATTCCGCATTTGATTCACGAACCTTGTTATATTAGTTTCTTGGACGAAGACAATTACGTGGAGGCGAATCATATTCAGAGTATGATGGACACTATTCTGACGAAGAGATGTATCTGGACATATTGCCTGAGAAATATTGTAAAGCCGACGGGTCAGTTTATCTGTCGTGATTTGTGTGAATCGCTTGGTAAAATTCATAGCATCTTTAATAGCTCTAGTCATACGCCGAGTTATCATGTGGATACATCCTGTTACCTTATCCCGGTAGAAATTGTGCGACGCTTTTCAGAATGCTGGCAGAGGCCGGCACGGGCGCAACCTGAGGGAGATCGGTGCTTTTACGATAACCTTTCACGGAATGTAAAGCAGTTTGAATGCACAATGAAATTTACATTGAATTATCGGGTGGAGGGACGCGACGATTCGGTTAAACCGGATTTCTTCCTAATGGGAAATGGACTCATGAAAAATCGGCTAAATGTGGAGCGGCTACCTTGGGATGACGCGATTTAAGAACATTATTATATAATAGCTATATAAATGGGTGGGGTGTGTTTCTTATGTTCTAAAAAGCTAAGTTTGGTTGAGGAGACGGTGAATAAATGCAAGTGTGCGCATGTGTTCTGTAAAAAACATAAAGATGCAGAGACACATACCTGTTCCTATAACTATTTTGGTGAGAACAGCAATCTGTTAAAAACAAACATGCCTATTATTAATTGTATAAAAGTCATTGCTTTTTAAATTTTTTGTGCGTTTAGATTAGAAAATATGTCTCATCGTGTTCCTACAGGGAGAGAAACTACATATCCTGTGGATGGACTTAAGGTATCTAATCAAACCTATGCACGTCTTACAGGATTCATGCCGGCTCCTCCGCAAAAAGAAAAACCAAGCAGCTCCAATACGGCGATTTCTTCATGGGCAGTTCCAGTAACATCAAAGACACAAGAGAAGAGTGCTACCCCTAATCCTGAGAATATATCTAAAAGATCTAGAAGCTCTTTTTTTATAAAAAGTAATCAAATCGTACCTACAAACGAATATGATAACCCAGAATCTAAAGGTGGTAAGAAAAAGGCTGCGCCTAAGAAGAAAAAGGCGGTAAAGGCTGCGCCTAAGAAGAAAGCAGCGGTAAAGGCTGCGGGGAAATCCAAATGAATATTTGGATGTTAAAACCAAATAAGCATTTGAGTTGTTGTAGGTATAGTAGAATGTGTATTAATTCAACCATTGTTGTGCAAAAGGCTGAGGTGTTAAACGATATTCCAAAAATAATTGAATTATCCGGTGGAATGACAAAGTTGCTTTTCGCATCGGGTTTAGTGGTTATTATGCCTTCAAAGAGGGTAAGGGGTCTTGTTAATTAGAACGGCATTGGGAGGCAGAGTATTTTTGATATTTGTTTTATAATAGAGATGTTTGAATGTCCCTCCCTTTAATAGTAAGATGAACTCTTCTATCATGAAATTATTGTTAGGATCGCCCGCGTGCATATCATCTACAATCCTCTCAAAAGGATTTATTACAGGCATTGAGACTGGAACCATTTTTTGTTTTATGTATTTTTTTCGGGTATCTATACTTCTGATTAGTTTATAGACACGCCAGTAATCGTCATTCATTGAGCTATTTTTAGAGGCGGCCGGAGGAATCGTTGCCATTCCTGGATCCCATAAAACCATTAAATAGCCAGTATTTGGGACATAGATAATGGTATCATTGTATTGGTATTGCCAAAATCCTCCGGGTGTAATCTTATGCCAAAGGAAATTACCGAGATGCGCGTCATTGTGAGCATACCCCAAATTATGAAACGCCCGTAATGAGAACATTAATTGTGTAAGGATACTCTCATAGACATTATCAACGTGTTTTGTTTGAAAGAAATCATGTGTATCGCCATTGGCTATTTCATTTAATACGACATAATAGTTTCCCTTACGGATAAGGTTATTGGCCGCTGGATTTACTTTTAAGGTATCGTCTTTTGGTTTATAGCACTGCACGGAAGTATAGACCACTGGCATATTTGGGGAGATTTTCTTCTCAACCAGAGCCGACATCTTTTTTAGAATATCCACTTCGCTTTTGAACTTGATAGCCATAACTTTTGCCGAAAATTTTAATAGGCGTCCAATACCTTTACCCGTATTCAAGTAAGCCGTCCCATACACGGATTCGCTGCCAATTTGTTTATCAAAGAAAATGCGCTCTTTCACGATTTTTTCTTTTTTCTCAAAGAGGGCGACACGTTTAGGATGATCAATGCTTGAATGAATGCAAGTTTGAATATTTTTTAGATAGTTACGGATGACTTTTGCAAATTGAATACGGGATTCTATGGTTTCCGTGCGATCAATCAGAGGTTTTAAGTTTTTACGTAACACATCTCTTAAATGGGCGCGGGCGGCTTCCATATCGCGTTCTGGTTCTGGTTCGGTATTGGGCTTAGGCTTGGGCTTGGGCTTGGACTTAGGCTTGGGCTCTTCCTCGCCCAATTTCATGGCATAAATTTCCTTACAGGTGATATTCATCTATTATATAAATAAGGATTTAAAGTAGAAATGATAAGAGAATAAAATTATGGGTAATCAACAATCCAGTCGCACACAGACCTATCAACAATATTACGATGCAATGCGCCAGAACCAACCCATTGAACTACCGGCCGATGTGAGTCCATACGATATTCTGGGTGTATCCAAAGATTTTACATGGGACGAACTAAAAGAGGCATATAAACGTCAGGCACGTCTGGTGCATCCGGATAAAGGTGGCACAGAACAGCTATTTAATATGGTGACAGAGGCGTTTAAAAAACTGGCCTATGATTTTAAACTCAAACAACAGGATAAGTCTCATTATGAATTAAAGCAAAATTTTAAAATGGAACAACCTGTTCAGAATCCTAACAAAAAGCGGTCACCTGCGCCTGTAAGCAATGAAGGTTTTCAAGATAAATTTAATCGTATGTTTGACGATAACAAGTTTGAAGACGAAGAAATAGACCGCGGCTATGGTCACATGATGACCGAATCTTCTAAAACGCGCGAAGAGATTGATATTCCAAAAGTAATGAATAAATTTAACAATAATAAATTCCATGAAATATTTGAGAAGAATACACCGCTCGGTAAAGACGTGATTATTTACAAGGAGCCAGAGCCTTTGGTATTAGCGAAACGCCTGAACTTTACTGAAATTGGTGGAACAGTAGATGATTATAGCACGGACGCTACAAAGAAGACAGGATTACACTATACGGATTATATGAAAGCGCATACCACCACCCGTTTGGTGGATCCACGCACGATCACAGAGCGTAAAGAGTATAAGTCGGTGGATGATTACGAGTCTGATAGGGCTGCGATTACAAATCGTCTATTAACCCCTGCAGAAATCGCTGACCAAAAGAAGATGGCATTGAAAAAGGAAAAAGAGGAAGCATTGAGAATAAAGAGAACCCTATATCGGGATGAACGTATTGAAAAGCACTTTAATAATGTCTCCCAATTGTTTATTCAATAACTCTATTTAAGCAAATATCTCTTTTACAAAATAAGAATGACGCATAAATACTATGATATCCTAGGTCTAGATAAATCTTCTTCCAAAGAAGAAATCAAAGTCGCTTATAAAAAGCTGGCCATGAAAAATCATCCCGATAAAGGTGGGGATCCAGAAAAATTTAAGGAAATATCAGAGGCTTATCAGGCGCTCAGTGACGATGAAAAACGGTCGCGTTATGATCAGCTAGGAGACGATGGTTATGCTCAGGGTGGGGGTGGCGGTCACGATTTTGATCCGAACTCTATTTTTGAACAATTCTTTGGTGGGGGCGGCGGGATGGGAGGTTTCCATCCGTTCTTTGGTGGCATGGGTATGGGGGGTGGTGGCGGTCGCAGAGCACCTGCTAGACGTAAGTGTAGAACCGTTCAACATGTGATTCAAGTTTCAAATAAAGATGCTTATTATGGTGGGAATAAAGTGTTGAAAATATCACTGCATAAGAAATGCTTTAAATGCCTCCAGGAATGCAAAAACTGTCAAGGTAGTGGTATGGTCAATAACATGCAGCGAATTGGACCATTTACAACGATGGTGACAAACCCTTGCCATATTTGCGATGGCACTGGTAAAACGCCTCAACCAAATAAAGACTGTGAAAGCTGTAAGGGGAAATGTGAATTTACGGAAGAAAAAATCATTGATATTCAAATCCCTAAAGGCGTAAGTATGGGACATCAGGTTAAGTTTGATGGACTTGGAGAACAAGCTCAGAATGAAGACGATATTCCTGGAGATCTAATCTTTGAAGTATTCGTTCAACCAGACCCGATCTTTGAAAGAAACAATCTAGATTTAATCTATAAAAATAAAATTACATTTAAAGAGTCGCTTATTGGTAAAATAATTAGCATTCCACATTACGATCAAGATATCCAAATGGACGTTTCTGATTTTGGTGTGATCCAGCCAAATCACGATTATATTATTCCTGGAAAAGGTATGAAATCTGGCTCAAAAGTTGGCAACCTACTGGTGCGTTTTACAATTGATTACCCTACAAAATCCCTTACAGAAGAGGTTAAGAATACACTGAAAGAAATCCTTTAAGCGGCTACACGTTCAAAGAATTCAGTGTTTCCATATTCCATAAATCTTACCAATCCTGGGTCTCCTTTATAATAGAGGGTTTGGTCTCTTAAGCTATAGTTCTTATCGCATTCAAATATCTTTTCAATACGATCGGTTTGTTTGCGACCTAAGTCATATACCCGAATATCCGCTTTATTCTGCACAGTGCCATCGGGACATTTTTGTTCAATAGTGTATTGTTTTGCCGCAACATTGTATGTAACCGCATATATAATTGTTCCATCCTTTGTATAGGCACTGACTTGATACACACCTTGACCAATATTTGATTCTTGTTTATCGCGATAACACCTGGATTCTTTTTGAATGCGACTATTAATAGTTGTATAGTGAATGAGAGATGCTATAATTATTATTAGCGCAATCGTAATAGAAAATAGTAATATTTCTGTAAAATCTTTGGGTAGCCAACTTATTATAAATATACCAATCACTTTAAAAAATTTTACAAAGGCGTTATAATCTTTTGATTCTCCTTCACCTGCCATTTATTATACTTTATATGTTTATTTTATTTAAATTTTGTTTCTATCTGCGCCTTGAATCCTGAACTGGTTGCCTTCATTTTTTCAATCTTACACTTTGTTGTTTGAACGGTATTATCAATCGTTAATTTAGCTCTGGATAAAGCGGGTTGGTCTTCCGATACAACGGTTTGTTTTTCATTGACACATCTACGGTATTGTTCTTCTATCATTCGGGCGACTGGATCTGTTGGTAATTCTTCTATTTCTTCAGGTGCCAATGGGGCTACAGCATTTTTACCTATATCTTTTATTCCTTTAGTCGTATTTGTAACGACGGAGGCGCCGGCGGTTTTTATACCTGAGACTACTTTATCTGTTTTAGCGGTTATTTTATTAACAACCGGAGCACCAATTTCTTCTAAAATAGATTTGGTAAAACCGAAAGACGTATGTAAATAATTCCGAAAAGCATTAAATATATCAATTAATTTAGCTCTGATTGGTTTTGGCACGGGAATCAGGTTAAAGAATATATTATCAAATAATGCGACAAGACCACTCTCTCGCATTTCGCGAAAAGGGGTTAAACCTAATATCATATCTTTAATGCGTATCGGCGGAAAGTCTAGATTTGGCACAAATGCTTCAATCACTTTATACACCACATAGAGAAATAGAATTAAGCAAACGACGATCCAAAAGACAGCAGTTGCGGCGGCCAAGAGCGCTGAGTAAGCGCCTTCCCATAAAGGATACGGTGGGAGTTTGGGAAATATTTGTAGATGTGGCAATACCAGCCACCGGGCTAATTGCCATAATAAGAATATACAGATAAATGCAACCATTAAATGCAGTATTTTTAGAAAATCATTAAATACTGACATTGATATCCTTAATTAAACTTGCGAAATTTAATGGCCTTTTAAGAACACCAATGCGAGTCCTGTAAATACGAGAACAATACCTAGAATATCGTATCGGTTTATAGATTCATGAAATACAAAAACACCCACGCATAGAATAGTTATGATACTCATACAAGACCACATGAAATTTACAACACCTATCTCTCGCATGCTATACATATTGTAGAGACCGAAACACACGAATGAATAGAAAAATATACCAAGGAAGAATAAATGCATTTTTTGGTCTCTTTTGCAACGGCGGATACAGTATTGGGCGGATGCTTCTGATATCACAATAAATAAGAGTAGGGCGGTAATAATAATGTTTTGATATTTACTGTCTTTTTTTACCAATTCAAACATGGTCTTCTCTTACTACTGTGTGAGAATATTTTCATCCAGTGATAGAGGTGTCATTTGTTCCATAAGATCCATATAGAATGTGTTGTTTTTCATGTGTATTATATGAAGGACGTCTTGATACGCTTTGTCAATATGTGTTTCATTATATGTAGCTATAGTTCGCATCTCCTTCTTGAGATGTTTGAATACAGCTAGAATCATATCGTCCATATCCATATTGATTGCGTTTGGGTTATGTAATGATATAAGGTAAATACCTTTCATTTTTTATGATTTTACACGTCTAAAATGGTTTATTTATGAAACGTAATTGTTACAAAAATTTTATCATTTTTCTAATGAATAAAAAAAAATTGATATTGATATTGATTAAATTATCATAACGAACAAAACAAACACATACGCTCTTACGATCAACTACCGCTACTACCGCTAACAAACCGCTCCCCTCTCGCAATGGCTCCCTCCAAGATGTCCTGCAAGAACAACTCGGCCTTCTCTTACACGGGTAAGGAGATGAGCCCTATGGGTCTCGGTTACTGCGCGGACGCCGAATCGGTTGGCAAGGAGCTCATGGGTCGCGATGGCAAGGCCTGGGTGGTGGGTGTGAAGAACTCCAACAAGATGTGGATGCGCGCGCCGGATTCTCTGAAGCGCGAGGAGCCGGTCATTGTGGCTGAGCCCGAGATTACTGTGGCGACGGAGGATGAGCTGCCGCCTCTGGAGGAAATCCCCTGCGACGAGGACGAGGATGTTGAGATTGAGGACCCCTTTGGCTGGAAGCCTGAGACTGAGCTGCCTCCTCTGGAGGAGGTTGAGGTGAAGCCCGAGGTCACTGAGGAGGTTGAGGTGAAGCCTGAGCCCAAGAAGAAGGCTGCGGGTCGCCCCAAGAAGGTGGTGGTCAGCGGTGACGATGAGGCTGAGGTAGTGAAGCCCGAGCCCAAGAAGGCGGGTCGCCCCAAGAAGGTGGTGGCGGTGGTTGAGGGCGCTGAGGAGGTGAAGCCCGAGCCCAAGAAGGCGGGTCGCCCCAAGAAGGTGGTTGTCAGCGGTGACGATGAGCCCAAGAAGGCGGGTCGCCCCAAGAAGGTGGTGGATGTGGTTGAGGGTGCTGAGGTGAAGCCCAAGCGCAAATACACTCGTAAGGTGAAGGCCGATGCCGATGAGGTGCCGGTGAAGGAGCGCAAGCCCCGTGCCAAGACAGAGTATAACGAGTTCATCGGAAAGGCGATGAAGGAGATGCGCGAGAAGAACAAGGAGCTCAAGACCACCGACTACATGAAGCTGGCCATTGAGGAGTGGAAGACCTACAAGGCCTCCAAGCTTGTAGCTACCGCTTAAA